TCCATAAGGAAGAACTGTTCGTTCGTCATCAAGTTTTGGAGCCTTTCGATACCAACTTCCAACCCTTTAGCAGAACCAGTGACATCATGCGCATTGTTATCTGCTCCGACTGTATCAATCCCTATTAGGTGAAGCTCTTCTCGTAAAGACTTACACGCAGGATCGACTTGCACTTCTGTATAGCGCATCTCAAATCGTTTTACACACCAATTTATAAACTCTTTGATTTCTTTTGCATATACAGACATTGCTTTAACTTGTCCTGTTTCTGCTCCACTATGATAGTAGTTAGCCACACGGAACAACCGGAATTTATTTTGGAATCTCGATACAATGTAGCAGCTGCAACTTGTAGCATCACTTTGCCCACCGTCAGCAGTAAAGAACATTTCGTATCGATCACCTAAAACAACATGTTGAATGTTTTTCTCCATGTTGAACATAGAGTAAATAACGCCCTGCGGCATTACACGCTTTCCGTACCAATCTCGTTCTAGAAGATACGGATTCTTAGAAAGTACATCGTATATTTCTTGCTTACGTTGTTCTGATAATATCGGATTGTCATTAGGAGTCCAATGAGTCCAACGTGTGTTTTGAACATCGAATACTTCCGATATAACAGGATGGTTAGGAGCAGGTGGGTTTAAATCCGCTAAATGGTAACGGTCCTGCGCTGCAAAGGTACGACGGAAACATTCTTGAATCATACCCATATTAAGCAGGTTAATCTCACAAAAGACTACGCTTCCAAGCGACATACCCGTTATGGCGCCGACACTGTTACTTTTTCCGCCGCCTTTATAATACACGCGCTTAATCCCGTTTGGTGTGTGTACTTCAAGATGCGAACCTAATTCGTTGTGCTTAATCTCAGCAAGATTACCAAATATGTGCTGTAATCCAGTGCCGTCACCATCTATAAATAAACGCTGCGCTTGCTCCTGGTTATAAGCGACAATTAAATGATTTGTATCTCTGGCCCACGACAAATAATCAGCATAGCGAAAATGCCCTGCTGTTGTTTTTCCTGAACGCGGTGTGCCTTCCAGTACATCGAAAGTGTAATTATATGGCCTATAGATAACTTCCAACTGTTTAGGGGAAAACTTAATTGCTGTTTTGCTCATATTGTTTACGCCCTTCTATTAATGCATCGAGTAGTGAAGTATCTTTCTGTTGACCTTTAAGTTTAGCAGCACGTATTTTAGCAAATTCAGTATCAGCTTTAACTTTCTCGATCTGTACCTTCTGCATTTCTTGTTGCATACGATGTCTTTCTGCTTCAATTTGGTCTTTAAATGTATCTGGTACTAAATCAAAGTACTGTGATAATTTATCTAGAGCCTTCATCTTGTCAGCGAGTTTAACTGATATACCATCTCTACCCTGTTTTACTTCAGTGATAATCGAGCCATCAACCATATCAGCTTCATACAAGTCAACAAAGTTAACTACCCTTGTTACCTCGTTACCCTCATCATCCTGAATAGTGATCTCCCTTTGTCCAAAATTAAGGTAATTAGTAATATCAGCAAAAGCAATCTTAATGTACTCTTTCAACACATCCATCGCTTCTACAAATACATTCTCAACTAACTCACCTTTGAGCTCTTTTATATAGGAAGAAACTCGTTCACGCCTTAGTAATCGACTTGCTTGTACGTGAGCACCATCTTTAGAGTAACCAGCCTTTAGCGCAGCTTGTGTACCATTGAAGTATTTCACGTAATACAAACAAAAGAGCCGTTCCTTTTCGGATAGCTCCTCATCGTCTAATATTTCTTTTAATTTTTTCTTCGTTTTGGGATTTTCCACTTTGGTAATTACCTTTTTACCGGTGGTAATATTACCGGTAATATTTTCGTCCCATTTATCTTTTGATTTCCACTTTCTAATGAGAGAAATACTCTTTCCTAACTCTTCTGCAATCTCCTCAATAGGCTTTTCTCCTTTTGAGTCTTTATACATCTCAAATGCTTTATCTCTTTCTATACTTCGTCTACTCACGTCACATCACCCACCACCTTCGATTTAATAGGAAGTAACTTGTCATAACTCCTCCTCATGGTAATACCTAACTATTATTTAAGTTATGCCTTTAAAAACTCATCAATTGTTTTATCCAACACACTGATAAGAGACTCTCGACACTGTTTTGGTGTCATATCATCATTCAGCTCGTTATACAAAGCTATTGCCTTTTCTAATTTCTTAGGTTCAATATGTTGTTTTACTTTATCTAAGCCAATAATAATATTTATTAAATTACCGATAACAACTGTTTGTTCTTGTTTACTTAGTTTCATTTGTCTAACTCCTCTCTACAGTAATCCCTAATTTATTCTTGAAATTCTCTAAAACTCGATGTATTATATTTTTGTGTTTTTCTCAGTTCCCAAGCCGAGAATGCATCATCACTTCTGAAAAGGACCCGAACTCCAGCGGGTTCTTTTTTTATTCCTATTATTGTAAATCCTTTTATTTAAATGTAAAATTATAAATAAGTTCTAAAAATTCGAATCGAGGTGAAAATCATGAGAAGTTTTGGCTCATTAATGATTTCTACTGTCTGCTCAGTACTTCTTGTAATTTGGAATACCTATGAATTCTATAACGGATTCACAACAGGGCGCACATACTACTGGATTAATGGCATCGGAGCTGTTATCTTCCTTCTATTCCTTATCCTCAACATGCGAGATTTCAAAAAGAAAAACTACAGGACCTCATAACATTAGGAGTTGATACATATGTGGACAAGATTTAAAAACTATAAATATTCCTCGAAAGAGTTAAAGTTCATGCTTTGGTTATTTGGTATTACTTGTTTTGCGCACTCAGTCGCTTTCTTCGGCGGACTATTTTCTTCCGAGTTCCTTTGGTTTAAAGGCGTTTGTGCTATTGCAGCATTACTAGCTTTTATGGATGTTAAGCGAAAAATCAATAAGTATAAGGTAGCATTGTGAAAAAGAGCCATTACGGGTTCTTTTTTCTTTATAAACTAAAAAAGCAGCGGACTCGCTACTGCAATTGTTCTACTATCTCATTAAATAACTGTTGTCCTTTTTCTGGATATCTTTCTAACCCGCCATCAGCAAAATATTCACCTTCACTGTTTATCATTTCAATTAGTACTTCACCCTTCTCCCAAACTTGCAAAGAGAACGCTACACATGATTCGAATTCTTTTAACGCTTCTTCTCTGTCTACGGTAGCTAACATAATATCCGTATCAGCCTTGTCCCACATCATAACTGTATAGATCAGCACGAAATCACCTCAAAAGAATCTTATTTAAAAAAATCCATAACGAAAACTAATTTATGCAGGGAAATGAATAATATACACATAATGACTGCCGATAACTTGCATTATGTTAATAAGGTGAACGGGAAATACCTTGATATCAGCGTTTTTGTGATTTCCTATGAATAAGAGGTATTCATAATTTTATACATTGGCTTAAAAACGCCATTTTCAGCACCTAAACACCGTTATTTCCTGCATAAACTTCACTTTGTTAACTATCTCTATTTTCGTTCAAGATAAGGGGTTTACCCCTACTTCATATATGAACACATTTCAAGGAGGTATTACTATGAAAATTAAAAAGACAGAATTACAAAACGGAACGATTACTTCAGAATGGGAATTTGATATTGCTTATCTTATCTTCGCTATCGCTAATTTAATCCAAGCTCTCTACCAAGCGGGAATCATTTGATTCCTGCTTTTCTTTTTCGTTCATTGTGTTCGTTTGTTTTGTAACATATCGATAATACATGCGAAGGATGATTATCCATATTAGAATTCCGAAGAAGTCTATCCAGTCCACGTCCTCATCCCTCGCCTTTCATAGCTTTCAATTGTTCCATTTCTTTTCGCAATGATAATTCGATTTCACGATTTCTTTCCCGTTCACTTCTCTTTTCTAACCAAGAGTAGAATACTATTCCGAGTAATGCTCCCACACAACAACCAATCAAGAAATCTAACCAATGCATTCCCTCACCCCTTATCTTTCCTTAACAGCAAACAAGACGCCACCCAGATCACGGCAGCGCCTACGATAATTGCTATTGGTTTAATCACTATTCAATCACTAATCCTAATTCACGTTGAACTCCAGAGAACGAGTATCCATATGCATAAGCTACAATACGAATACCTGGAGCGTATCTATGCTCTAGATCTTCATTGTAAGTTTTCTTGTAATACTCTAATTTAGAAGCGATATTATGTTTATCATTAATAATTACCTCGTCACTAGGGAATCCATCCATTTCAATCTGTACAGCTACATAGTTAGCCTCTTCACTTGCTGCTTCATTAAAACATTGTTCTAATCCTTCTAATGTTAATTCCATCATTCATCCTCCTAACCAAATGTCCATTTTGTTCAAATCTACGTTTAATGTGTAATTTCTATATAACAAAGAAAAAAGCACCCGTTATGGATGCTTAATCATATATTCGTTCAACTATCACAGTTAACTCAGGTTCTTCATGACTTGCGTATTGAATGTATTCAAATTGATAATCAGTTACTTTATGATTTACATTATTCAATTTCACTACACTCGATACTTGAAGTGCTGCAATTAATCCTGCAACATCTTTATTAACTGTAGCAAATACTTTATCACCAAAATCATTTTTAAAGTATACATTCATAATATCCCTCCTCTCCCACTCTATCTATTCGACAGAATAAGAGAATATCCTACAAAACAAAAAGCCATCACCGAAGTGACAGCTCTATAGCTCCTAAAGGGGAAGAGAGATAACAAATGGCAATAAGTATCTCTTCATTCAAGATTGAGGTGAGGTACTCTCAACCTTCTCCAAGCCACCGCATCAACTAGTATGGCTACACGCCCTGTGTTCAGTGACTGGGAGAAGACTAAGAATCTTCTCGTTTATACTCCGTAGAGTCGGCTCAATACTTCAGCTACTTAATGTCATTTTCACCTTTG